CCTACGAGCGCATGGTCAAAGGGATGTGATGGAAAACTTCGACTGGATCAACCCGAACTACGAAGAGGTTTTCAAGCAGCGCGTCGAGCGCCTCGAGCGCATGCGTGCGCAGCCCGAGATCGTGCATCGCCTCAAGGATTACTACGCTGGCAACCCTGCCGACTTCATCAACGACTGGGGCATGACGTTTGATCCCCGCTTGGCCGAGCGTGGATTGCGCACCGTGGTCCCATTCGTGCTGTTCCCCAAGCAGCGCGAGTTCATTGACTGGCTGCTGCAGCGTTGGATGAGCCGCGAGGACGGTCTCGTTGAGAAGTCCCGCGACATGGGGCTGAGCTGGCTCACCGTGGGCTTCGCTGCATGGATGATGCTGTTCAAGACCGGCACTGTGGTGGGCTTCGGCTCGCGCAAAGAGAGCTACGTCGACCAGATCGGCAACCCCGCGTCGCTGTTTTGGAAGGTGCGAGAGTTCATCAACCTGCTGCCGGCCGAGTTCCAGCCTGACAGCTGGGACCCCAGCAAGCATGCGCCGTTCATGAAGATCCAGAACCCAGAGAACGGGTCGTTCATCACCGGCGAGGCTGGCGACAACATTGGCCGCGGTAACCGCACGTCAATCTATTTCGTGGACGAGGCTGCATTCTTGGAGCACCCAGAGTCAGCCGACGCTGCGCTGTCGCAAACCTCCAACTGTCGACTGTACGTGTCCACCCCCAACGGTGCGGGCAACCCGTTCTATCGCCGCGCGCACGACGGCAAGACCAAGAAGTTCGTCTTCGACTGGCGTGACGATCCGCGCAAAGACGATGCGTGGTACGAGAAGCAAAAGGCTACGCTCGACCCCGTCGTGCTGGCGCAGGAAGTGGACCGAAGCTACACGGCTTCGGTGGCCAATGCGTTCATACCTGGCGAGCTGGTCATGGCCGCGTCGCGCAAAGGCCCCATGGACGTCATACCCTACGGCCCGATCATCATGGGCATCGACGTCGCCCGCTTTGGTGACGACGGCAGCTCGATCAGCCTGCGCCAAGGCCGCGTGCTTCTGCGTCAGATCAACTTCCGCGGTGCTGACGTGGTCGACGTGGCGGGCCGCGCCAAAGAGGTGTACCGCGAGCAGATGGGCGACATCGCCCAGATCGCGGTCGACACCATCGGCATCGGCTCTGGCGTGGCCGACATCCTGCGCCGAGACTTTGGCGACATCGTGGTGGACGTTAACAGCTCGCTGCGCATGAGCGACGGCAAGAGCTACAACCTGCGTGCGCACATGTGGCGCGAGATGCGCGAGTGGCTCAAGGCCGGCGCCTCAATTCCAAACGATAATGACCTGATCACCGACCTCACCGCCTTGCAGTACGGCTACAAGGGTGGCGAGCTTTTGCTTGAGAGCAAGCAAGACGCCAAGAAGCGCGGCATCAAATCACCAGACAGGGCTGATAGCTTGGCCCTGACGTTCGCTTACCCAGTCGAGAAGAAAGACGACTGGGTTGTTCCAACTGGGCAGCACCATGCGTGGGCTGCTCTTGACGAGGTTACAGGGTACTAACCATGCACAACCCAGAAGACAACAAACAGCACATGGCCGTGATCGACGGCAACGAGATCATGACGCGCGAGCAGTACGACCAGCGCGTGCATCAAGAGGTCGAGAAGCTGCACAGCATGTTCTCCAAGCTGCGCGACAAGTGGGTGCAGCATCGCGCCCAGAGCGACGTCGAGAAGCGCTGGCGCCGTGCGGCTCAGCTCTACTGGGGTGAGCACAACACCACGACCGGCGAGTTCGAGAACACGTTACGTAACGGTCCGCCCGCCCGCAAGGTCACTGACGGCAACCGCTCTCGCGTGGTGGTCAACATCGTGCGCCCCAAGGTGGACCAAGCCATCGCGCGCATGTGTGAGATCCTGTTCCCCACTGACGACAAGAACTGGGGCATCAAGCCCACACCAGTGCCAGAGGTTGCCAACATGCTCGGTGACGAGCGTAAAACCGTGAACCCAGTCACCGGCCAAGAGACCGGCTTGACCGCAAACCAAGAGGCGCAGGCCGTGGTTGAGGCAGCCAAGAAGTCTGCCGACGCCATGGAGAAGTCCATCGACGACAGCCTGACCGAGTGCAAGTACAACGGTGAGAGCCGCGAGCTGATCGACAACGCTGTGCGATTGGGTACAGGCATCATGCATGGCCCCTTCCCAGCCCGTCAATCGAGCAAGGTATGGCTACCCCAGCAGGACGGCGCGCAAGTGCTCAAAATCAACGAATCAATCGTTCCTGCATCCGAGTCGCTCGACCCATGGAACACGTTCTTTGATCCAGCCTGCGGCAACGACCACCAACGTGGCCGTGGTTTCTTCATCCGCCGTGACGTGACGCGCAAGGAATTGCGCCGCCTCGTGGGTATTCCTGGCTACGACGCTGACGCAATCCGCGACGTGCTGCGCTCGCCACCAAACCGCATCCGTGTGGCCGAGGGCCGCGTGCTGCGCGACATCATCAAGGAAGACAGCTACGAGATGTGGACCTACCACGGTGAGATCGAGCCGGAAGAGATGGAATTGCTGACCCTGAACACCAACGTGGACCCATTGACCGACGTCGACTTCGGCGTGCTGATCATGGTCAACGACAAAGTGATCGGCGCCTTGGAGTCTTGGGTCGAAGACAAGAGCCTACCCGTGGACGTGTGGTGCTGGCGCAAGTCGGACGACTCCCCTTACGGCTACGGTCTGCCAGACGAGCTCGAGCACCAACAGCGCGTGGTGAACTCTGCTTGGCGCCAAGTCATGGACAACGGTCGCACCTCGCTTGGCGGCCAGATCGTCATGCGCAAGGGTATGGTCATCCCGCAGAACGGCAGCTATGAGATCACGCCCAACAAGGTGTGGCTGGCCAAGGACGACACCGAGGACGTGGCCAAAGCCTTCAACGTGTTCGAGTTCAACAGCCACCTGAGTGAGTTGCTGTCCATCGCGCAGGCCGCCATGACTTTTGCTGAGCAAGAGACTGGTATGCCCCAACTCATGGGTGGCGAAAAGGGCAGCGCGCCCGAGACCGTCGGCGGCATGGTCATGCTGTACAACAACGCCAACAGCGTGCTGCGCCAGCGCGTGAAGCTGTACGACGACTGCATCACCCGCCCGCACATCGGTCGCTACTACGACTGGAAGATGGCCAACGACCCAGATCCAGAGATCAAGGGTGACTACGAGATCGACGCCCGCGGCAGCACCGCGTTGATCGAGCGCGACATCCAGAACCAAGCCCTGCTGAACCTGGCCAACATCACCAACAACCCACGCTACGTGCCCTACATGAAGGAGCGCGCTGAGCTTGAGTCGATCTTGAAGGCGTTCAAGGTGAACCCTGATGAGCTGATGAAGAGCGAGGACGAGTTCAAGCAGTGGCAAGAGCAGCAGGCCCAGCAGGGTCAGCAGCAAGACCCACGCATCGCAGCCGCTCAGATCAAGGCTCAGACCGAAGACGCGAAGCTTGCAGACAACAAGGAGCAGCGCGCATTCGAGGCGCAGAAGGAGCAAGGCGAGTACGACATCGCCATGACCCAAGCATCGATCACGCGTGACCTTGGCATTGCAAAGCTCGAGCAAGACGGCACGTTGACACGCGAGGAGATCGCAGCAAAAGAGCGCTTGGCCTCCCTCGAGATCAACAACGAGCGCGAACTGTTCAATGCCGAGGCTGCCATCAAGGTGAACCAAGGCTCTGGAATTTAATTTGCACACGGCTCGAAAATGATGTACTATTCGCGTCGGGTCAGTGTCTTTGCATATTGGTCCACCGGTTTTTTCATGAGCCACTGATTAAGGCGCCCCCTAAAAAAGGGCGCCTTTTCTTTTTGGAGACGACATTGAAACTAGAAGATTTCCACACCCCGTGTTGGAAGCGGCTTTCGCAACTTGTTGAAGAACGGATCGACGAGTTACGAAAGCTCAATGACTCAGACCTGAGTCCTGAGAGAACATCCTTGGTGCGTGGTGGTATCAAGGAGTTGAAAAAGATCCTAGCCCTTGCAGAAGATGCGAGCGCTGGAGCAGCAGTTGACCCCGATGAATTAAGCGGCGTCGACATTACCCGCCAGTAATGGTGACAAGTGAGACGACAACCAAATGACCGTACAGGAACAAACCAACCCACAAGACGAAGCCCAGAAGATTTGGGACCAGCTCGACGCTGAGGAATCTGGCAAGGCATTGCCGGACGACAAGGCTGAGGGAACTCAGGCAACTGAGTCATTGGATTCGCAAGAGGCATCAGATCAACGCCAGCAAGCACCCGCCGATCAGGCCGATGCAAGCGCAGGCGCTG